GGATGCCGCGTGCGTGCTGAAGCAGCACTTCAGCGAGGCGTTTCTGCAGAAGGCGTTTGAGACGTTCCCCAACGCGAAGGTGACGCGTGTGGTGGATGGACATGGAAACGATAACATAGAGGATGATATACCATGGTGACGAGGGAAGACGTGTTGCGCACAGCCGGTGAGCTTATCACGGGCGACAGGCAGGCGACCTACGGGTCGGCGAAGGACAGCCACGCGAGGATCGCTGGCATGTGGTCAAGCTATCTCGGCGTGGACGTGACCGAGGTGGACGTGGCAGCGATGATGGTGCTGCTGAAGGTGTCGCGATCGCGCGCCAGCGACCACTCGGACAACTGGGTGGACGTGTGCGGCTACGCTGCGATAGCGGGCGAATTGGAGGCGTCAGGTGGGTAGGGTAGCCTGCGAGGCGTTTGGGTGTCTCAGCGAGGCTCTGAGGGAGCGTGAGGGCGTGTTTAGCCTCTGCGGCAGACACGCCGACGCTCAGACGCCCGCGCGCGAATACGCATTTTTTACCAAATGGTCAAATTTTGCGATGTCGCAGCGCAGCAATATCGCCAACGATACAACCATAGATAGGTGTAAAACGCTAACATGCTGATATTGCTACATAATAAATTTAACATAATAACGATTATGCGATTTCAGCTGCAGATCCTGACCGTTTGGTCAAATTTACCCCCCCCACTTCGCGCTTCGACGGGGGCGTGTGTGTATAGAAAAGCGCACACACCCCCATGGCCCCACACCCCCACACCCCCTACGCGCTTGCCATACCCATGGCCCCGCGCTAAAATTTCCCGCGTACAAGGAGAAACGCAATGGCAGGCAAGGCGTTACGCAAGCGCATATTGACGGAGGTCGCCTCCAACGGCGGCGCAGATTGGCTGTTTGACCAGATCGCGTCCGGCATCACCGTCGCCGAGCTGGCACGCCAATACGGCTGCACGCGCAGCTATGTTAGCAGGAGCCTGAACAGCGTGCCTGAGTATGCCGCTGCGCTGACCAAGGCTCGCGGCGAGGCGGCGGATGCGCTGGTGGAGCAGGGCTTGGAGATGGTTGACGGGTTGAGCGGCGCCAGCAGCCCGACGGAGATTGCCGCCACGCGCGAGAAGGTGCAGTGGCGCAAGTTCATGGCTGGCTCGATGAATCAGGATCGCTACGGCACGCGCCCGCAGAGCAATGTCACGCTTTCCATTGGGGATCTGCACTTGGATGCGCTGCGCAAGTTTAGCTCCGACATGAAGCGCGTGAACAGCGACGCCGAAGCCGCCACGATTGACGCGGAATATGTGGAGGTGTCGGATGAGTGAAGCCAACCCGTTTGACGACTTCGTTGTCGAGTATTACGACGACCCCGTGCGCTTTGTGCGCGAGGTGCTTGGCGCCGACCCACTGCCATATCAGGCCGAGTTTCTGGCTGCCATTGCGTCGGGCGAGCGCAAGATCAGCGTGCGCTCTGGGCATGGCACCGGCAAGTCCACGTCTGCCTCTTGGGCGATGCTGTGGTTCCTGTTTCTGCGTTTCCCGAATAAGGTTGTCGTCACCGCGCCGACATCTGGCCAGCTCTTTGACGCGCTGTTCGCGGAGATGAAGCGGTGGATCAACGAGCTGCCGCCTAATCTGAAGGACATGGTCACGGTGAAGTCTGACCGCGTTGAGCTGACCGCTGCCGCGTCCGAGGCGTTCATCTCGGCCCGCACGTCTCGCGCCGAAACGCCGGAGGCGCTCGCCGGCGTTCACAGCGAGCATGTTCTGCTGGTCATCGACGAGGCGTCAGGTGTGCCGGAGAAGGTGTTTGAGGCTGCCGCTGGCAGCATGTCTGGCCACAGCGCCACCACGGTGCTGCTGAGCAACCCCACGCGATCCTCTGGCACGTTTTACGAGAGCCAGACGCGTCTCGCGAACAGCTGGTGGACGCGACGCTGGTCATGCGTTGACAGCCCGCTTGTCAGCGACGAGTTCGTTGACGAGATGCGCGCGCGCTACGGGGAGGAGAGCAACGCGTTCCGCATCCGCGTGCTTGGCGAGTTTCCGCTGGCAGATGATGACACGATCGTGCCGTACCACTTGGCCGAGGCCGCGATGCGGCGCGACATTGAGGTTGCGCCCAACACGCGCGCCGTGTGGGCGATTGATCCTGCGCGCTTTGGCACCGACCGCACCGCTTTCTGCAAGCGCGAGGGCAGCGTGATTACGGAGATCAAGTCGTGGCGCGGGCTTGACCTCATGCAGACCGTTGGCCGCGTGATGGCTGAATACGATGCGCTGCCCCCGTCGCAGCAGCCCAGCGAGATCCTTGTTGACAGCATTGGCATAGGGTCGGGCGTCGTGGATCGGATGCACGAGCTTGGCGCCCCCGTGCGCGGCGTGAACGTCGCCGAGGCTCCCTCGATGAAGGAGACGTATAACAACTTGCGCACGGAGCTGTGGTTTAAGTGCAAGGCGTGGCTGGAGGATCGTAGCTGCAAGTTGCCCAGCGACGACGAGCTGCTGGCCGACCTGACCGGCATCCGCTACGCGTTCACGTCCTCTGGGAAGATGGCTGCCGAGAGCAAGGACGCCATGCGCAAGCGTGGCCTGCGCTCGCCTGACCTTGCTGATGCCGTGTGCCTGACGATGGCGTCAGACGCGGCAACGGCCCTGAGCGGGCCGATGTCACGTTGGCGTGGCGCGCTCAAGCGCAACCTGCAGGGGATTGCTTAGGGCAATCGCCAGTAGCCGTAGACGCAGCGTTTGCCGCCTCGCGAGCAGTCGTGCGTGTCTTGGATGACGCCGTCGATCACGGCAACTGCGTGGCGCGACACGTTGCAGACCAGTCGGCCTGACGGCAATTCGTCGGCCTTGAGGTGGGTGTTGCAGCCGCTGCCGATTTGCATGGTGGCTGTCCAGACGAAGCCAAGCTCAAGCATATAATCCTTGAACCACTTGCGTGTGGTGTAGATGCCGTTGCGCGCTGAGCGTGAACGCTTGGCGGTGCGGCTAGACGCGCGCTGCGTGGCGTTGCCTTCTGCGAGGCGGTCGTAAACTTGCTGGTATGGCAAATCGGCTGCGATTGCGATGGCGCGGCAGACGCAGTCGCCAGCTTTGCCTTTGTAGCCTGCGGCCTCGCGGCCACCGTCGTTGTATGTGAAGTTTGAGTTAGTCATATTGCCCTCCCGAGCGTTGCGGAGCCGCAGCCCCTGTTGATTTATACCTGACGTTAACATTTTGTTAACATAGGTACAACCCCCTAAATGCAGCTATTTGCATTTTTCCGAAAAAAGTTTACCCTACCCCCACATGGACAAGCGCACCTGCTCGCGCTATCTATGCTTCATTGCGAGTTTCCTCCCTGTCTCGCGCAACTTGGCCCCGCCGCGTTCCTCCCATTGCGCGCGCGGGGTTTCTTTTTGGCGTTTTAATGTTATTATGCTGGAAGATATAACGGAGGTTACGATGCCAAAAGTTGGATCGAAGCACTACGCGTACACGCCCAAAGGTATGGCGAAAGCCAAGGCCGCCGCCAAGAAGTCTGGCAAGAAGGTGTCATACGCGAAGAAGAAGAAGTGATGTGGACGGCGCTGCTTTTGCTTTGCAGCGTCGAGGGTAATTGCTTTTCGTTTGGCAGCCCTGTGATGCAGAGCGAGAGCCAGTGCATACAGTCCATACCGAGCGGGCTGGAATACGCGCGGCAGATGTTTCCTGCGTACCGCGCAACCGATTACAAATGCGTCCAGTGGGGCGAAGGAGCTTAGATGGCTAAGGGTTTATACGCAAACATCCACGCGAAGCGTAAGCGCATTGCTGCTGGGTCTGGCGAGAAGATGCGCAAGGTAGGCAGCAAGGGCGCGCCGACCGCGAAGGCGTTTAAGAAGGCCGCGAAGACCGCGAAGAAGAAATAGCATGGCGCGCACCAAGTCAGAGAAGATCGCAGCAGCGAAGAAGCGCCACGGGTTCACGGCGGTGAATAAGCCGCGACGCGGTGGGCCGAAGAAGTTTGAAGTGCTGGCTGTTGAGGGCGACACGGTGAAGAAGGTTAACTTTGGCGATCCCAATATGTCCATCAAGAAGGATCAGCCTAAGCGCAAGGCATCATACTGCGCACGCTCCGGCGGCATCAAGGGCAAGTCGAGCAAGCTGAGCGCCAACTACTGGTCGCGCAAAGCGTGGGATTGTTGATATGGATACGCTAGATCTGAGAGCGCAATATGCTGAACTAACGGGCGACGTTAAGAACGCTTACGCCATGCGCGAAGACGGGCCGGAAGGCTTCTTGTATTCTGACAACACAATACGGCGCGCCCTTGAGCAGCATGGCAGCTTGTATGACGACCCCTACACCGCATCGCGCAACCAGCAAGCCGCCAACCGCTTTTTTGCTGAGCAAGGCCCACGCGCCGGCGTTTTGTCATCTATGGCGCAGTCTCGCCTACCAAACCCCACCGCGTCCAAGATGCGCGCCGAGGGGCTTCTTGGCGACGCCCGCGAGCTTTACGGGGTCGAAGACTATGGTCAGGCCGTGCGGTCTGGCGTGCGCGCCCTGAGCGAGCTTGCTAGGGGCGACCGCCGCAGCAAGGCAGGCGCGGCCATGGGCATATTTGATTTTCTGAGGAATATGTGATGGCCACCGCTGAAGAGTTAAGACGCCTACGCGAAGAACAGAGCATCTTTTCTGCGCTGTACGACATGGCACGCCAGCAGCGCAGCGAGTTGGCTGCGGAGGGCCGCCGCCCCGTGCTTGGCGGGCTGCTGTCGAAGGAGCCGACGTATGGCACCGACACGCTGCGGTATGAAGGCATTGGCGACATGCTTGTGGGGCTGCTTACGCCCGCTGCCAAAGCCGTTGACGCGCCGATCTCCGCAATGCGCGGCACGATCCCGCAGGAAGACATGATAAACGAAGCGCTTGGCACGGCTGGCTTGGCTGGCGCAGGATCTCTTACGGCGACTGCTCCAGCGGATGCTTTGCGAAGTGGTATGTCTAGAATAAAAAAAGAGGAACTTGATCCGCTTGGCTATCAGAAGCCAAAAATGCGCGGTTACCTTTCGGACACTGACGTGCAGATGTCGGACACTGGCGAAAACTTGCCACGCCAGCCAATGTCATGGGAAGACATGGAAGGCAAAGTTGTTTTACCGTTTTACGGCGACCGCACAGCACGCGGTTTGTTGGTTGAAGGCGTAAACGATTTAAAATTTGACGAGCCGGTATATACCGAAGGCGGCGTTGATTTTATGCGCGGCCCAGCGGCTCAGCAAGACCGCGCTATTTGGGCGTCAAATCAAAACATTATTAAGCGCATTGAGAGTGAAGCGGAAAAAGCGTCACGCGACTTTGAAGGCGCAGATATATTTGGCCTCACGGGCAGCATGTCTCCAGACGCTAATGACTTTGCCACATTTACTGGCGCTGCAATGGCTGAGCTTGTGAAGGGAGCAAAGATAACCAAGAAGTCAGCTAAAGAGTTTGACAAGGTTATGCGTGCAGTAGACCCCGATTTCGTCGGCGTTCTTTCGCCAAAGCTGCGCGAATGGGTTACGTCAACATCGTCGCCGAAACGTAAATCATTTATCCGATTAATGGAAAGCGCGCCTATGCAGGAGCAAGGCTTCCCAAGCCCAGCGGAGGCGCGTTACAGCGTAACCGACCCAACGCAAAGAGATATGCCGGCCGGCATGTTTGGCCTTGGGGCCGCAAAGGTAGATACGTCTGCGCCGCTTATGTACAACGAGCCTAAAGGTAACTTGCCTCGCGCTAACGTCCCGCACTCAACGTATAACACACAGATCGCCGGTGATTATGTTGGTTCTCTTCCACCTGTTCCGCAAGGCTTATTATTCCGAAACGTGTATGACGCGATGGAAGGCAAAACAACCAAAAGCGGTCAGGCGTTAAATGAAGCGCACAAAACGCATGCAATTAAAACCATTATGCCAGCGCAGCAAATAACGCCGGAAGTGCTTGAGGGAATATTAGATTACTTGTCTAGGATGGAAAGATGAGCGGGTCTGCGTTTTCAATACCTAAAAGCTCGCACACCAGTTCGTCCATCTGGTCAAGTTTTTCGTCTTCCAAACCAAGGTCTTTGGCCTTTAAAACGATCAGCTCTCTAGCTAAGTCTACGTCAATCATGCTATTCTCCCATGTAGGGGTGAATGTTAACACAGCGATAAAGGCAACACAATGCCCATAACAACATACGCAGAGCTGCAATCCAGCATAGGCGACTTCCTTGACCGCGATGACCTGACGAGCGTCATCCCGACGTTTATTTCGCTGGCCGAGGCAGACATGAACCGCCAGATACGCCACTGGCGTCAGGAGAAGCGCGCCAACGCCAACATCGATACGCAGTATAGCGCCGTGCCGTCTGACTTCTACGAGGTCATACGGATGTATATTACCTCCGGCAACACGCAGCCGCTTGAGCTTATGAGCCAGTTTCAGCTGCTGGAGCGCAAGCAGCGCACGGCCAACGCAACATACGAGCCACGCTACTACGCGATCACGGCTGGCGAGATCGAGGTGTTCCCCGTTCCCGATGGCACATATGCGACGGAGCTATATTACTACGCCAAGATCGGCGCGCTGTCCGACAGCAACACGTCTAACTGGCTGTTGGAATACTTCCCCGACGCGTATTTGTATGGCGCTCTATCGCATTCTGCGCCGTATCTGAAAGACGATGCGCGCCTGCAAGTGTGGTCATCTTTGTATGCGAACGCGATTGGTGGTATAAACGCAGACAATGATAAAGCGAAATTCGGCGGGTCTGGTCGCCGCATGAAGATAAAGGCGTATTGAGATGAGCTTCACCAACACCTTCGAGACAACCGTTCTAACATGGTCGTTCACCACCGACAGCGCGACACGCCCGACCGAGTGGCACACCGCGCTATACACTGTTGCGCCTGACGATACTGGCGGCGGCACAGAGGTATCTGGCGGGGGTTACGCGCGTCAGGCCACGGCGTTCACCGTGTCAGGCAACACCGCGTCAAACACATCCGCTGAAGAGTGGCCCGTCGCCACGGCGGGATATGGCACCGTTGTTGCTGTCGGCATATTTGACGCGTCATCTGGCGGCAATCTGCTGGCCTACGCCAACCTGACCGCCAATAAGACGATTGACACGGGCGACGTGTTCCGCATTCCTGCGGGCGATCTCGACATCACGCTAGACTAATGACGTATCGCAGCGGCTACGGGCGAAGCACCTACGGCAGCTACAACTACGGCTTGGACGGCGCTATTATTG